CTCGACCTAGCGTGTAATTCGTCTGAAAGTTCTGTTCCTAAATATTTAGCAAATAGGTATTGTTCTCCATAACGATATACATTGCATCCCATACATTGAACTTGTACGTTGTCAGGATCCCATCTTGTAGCGTAATGTTTACGACTCATAAAATGACCTGCCTGAAGGTTTTTCCAATGATCTTCTTTTCCACAAGTTACACATTTTGATATCTCATTCTTTGCGTATCTCCTTCTAATGTACTGAGAAAATATTGTATCTAGTTTTTTAACTAATCCCTTCCTGCTGATTTTCCTAGATGGCATTGTCTAATATTTCTATGATATGTCGGATCTCGCTTTTTTCAAATTTACCTTCTACCTGTCCGTTATAAGTTTTTAATTTAAGAGAATACATATCTTTATCCTCTCTTTTCCCATCTTCTTTAAACAAGTGTGTTACTTTTAGATCAAAATTCATATTGTAAAGTTTTAGTTTGACTATTATATAATATAATTCTATAATATAATTGATATATTTATATATCATATAATTACATAATATAATTCTATAATATAATATAGATTTTTTTTTTACATAAAAAAGATAAAGATAAACTTTTTATTAACTTTTTGGTCTAATTCCCTATGTTTTTCACTTTTTCCATTCCTCTGCTTCCAAAATACGCAACATAAACGGTAACTAAGAGTGTTTTTAAAAGGTCAATCCATAAATTGTTGATAACCATCTCAGTTGAGGAGTCTAGTACAATAAAGATCGTTGTGGATAGTGTAAGAAATAGTAATGCTAAAGGTCTTGTATTTTTGGATAACCACGAATCTGAAGTCATATCTGACTCCCAACGCTTAGTTGTTTCCTGCATTTCTATAATATCAATTTCTAGCAGTTTTAAGGCTGTTTCCTTATCCTGTGGTGTAAGTTGTTTGTCATTGCTAATAAGGTTCTTTAAAACACCGAGTAAACCGTTATCAGGTAATGTATTGGCAAGAGACTTAAAGATCCCTTTTTCTCCAATTAGAAATTTACCAACTTTAGTATCTTTGAATTTTTTTTTATTCTTCATATTCTTTATATGGATCTATATTTTCTTTAGTTAAAACATTAAGCCATTCCTCTTCAGTTGTAATATAATCTACATTGTCCCATTTTGTGCCAATTATCTGACCTGCTCCTACATCGCCATAGCTTATAATTTTTCTGCTATTATCGTAAATGATAAACCAAGTTTTTTCGGTAACAATATTGTGTTTAAATTCTTTATTCTCCATTGTCTTTTATTTATATTCCACCACCATCAAGAATAGTCCATCCGTAGGTATTAATTAGTACATTTCTATAAGTTTCAGCTGCGCTGCCTAAAGTATATTTACTTGTTCCAAAGTTAAAAAGTAATCCGTTTGTTAAACTTGGTCTTGTTCCCCAACTGATTAGCAAAGCATCATAGTTTGCAACCGATAAAGTTGCAGAACTTAAAAAGTCTAAACCTGCATTTGGTACTAAATTTAAAGATGAAGGATCCCATCCACTTAGGTCTTGATCAAAAGCAGGGTTTAAATGGAACATTCTAAGAAAGTTATTTGCTCCTGACATATCCCAACCATCTACTGCTCCATTAAAAGAAGTAGCTTCTCTAAACATACTGTTAAAACTGTCTATTCCATCTACTTCCCAACTATTCAAAGACTGATTAAAAGAACTTGCTCCTTTAAACATAAGGTAAACACTTCTATTTTTTTTAACATCCCATTCATTTATGTACTGATTAAAGCTAGTACAATCCCTGAACATTCTTGTCATAGATGTTACATTAGAAACATCCCATTTTCCTAAATCTCCATTGAAATTTGTTCTACCATCAAAAGCATAACCCATATAGGTAACCTGACTTACATCCCAATCTTGGATTCTCCCATAAGGCACAAGGTTATAATCTCCATCATCGTCTTGCAGTAAAATATCATTTATTGCAGTCTGAAAAGTAGAGTCATTTAAAGGTTCGTTTAATTCTTTTAAACCATAGTAGATACTACCCCAACCATTAACTAAAGGACTACCCCACCAAGTTGTACCGTAAATTCCTGCCATAATTATTTGTCTTTATTTTCGTTCATTAAATACCATTTGTGCATCGTGTACAAAATAGATATAGTTAATAAAACAATTTTTAAAAATACGTCTATACTTGTCATTGATATTCCAAATGTTCCTGCATTAAATGCTAGGGTTTTATAATCGTTTGTCATTTTTTGTCTATTTGTTCAAGCTTCTTTTTCGCCCAATTAATACCTGATGTTCCACCCCAACCTAACCAAGCTACATATCCATTGTCTTTCCAAGGGGTACTTTTGTTTTCTGCTCCTACCTCTGAGTTTTTTTTATGTCTTTGAAATGCTGACATTCTAGCGATCGTTTCCCTGCTAATGTTTTCGCCTTTTGCTAACTGATTAGCTCTCACCCATCCTGTCCTAGTCATACCTTTAACCTCGCTACCGTACTTATCTCTCCATTTTAAAACCTTCTTAGCGTTGTTCTTTGCGCTTTCAGGATAGTCATTATACGTTTCTAGGTTAATCATATTACCTTCAAAAGATCTATAACAAATTGCTATTGCCTGAGACTTATCGTGATTCTGCATAACCTGTGGAACACATCGAATCATAAAGTCTTTTTGCTTTTCTCCTATTTTTTTATTCGGTATCGGCATAACGGTAGTAAACTCCTTTTTTCTTAATTACTAAAACCTCTTTTCTATTTTCTTTTTTGGACTTGTAAGAAATATGCAACCATTTAGGTTCTTTTCCATACTCCCAAATTAGCTGATCGAAATCTAAATTATCCTTTATGTAGTGAAACATTTCAAGGTTAGTTTTACCACCTAAAGATGTTATGTCAATAGCATTACCTGTTAAATGGCTAGATCTTTTACTACCACCTAAAGCAGTATTCAACTCTTCAGAACGATAGAAACTGTTTACTTTTATTTTATCTTTTACCCATTCCCTTAAAGGTTCAAATAATTCCTCTGCAACTAGCTTCATATTTTTTTCAATATCTTCACTAGGTACGTTTTTAATACCAAATTGACTAGCGTATTTAGAATAAGTAGCTTCTTTGTAAGTTATGTGATCGCTTATGTTATTTTTCTTTGCCATTGATCTTGTTTTTTTGTTTACACTTTTTTTCTTTAGATAAGAAAACTTCTAATTTTTTTATATTTTTTTCCTTCGGCTTGTATGTCATAGTACCCATCCATTAAAAGTTGCATCATAACTTGGATAAATATCATCATTTGTGTTGCTAGTATATTCAGGATATGTTGCCATATTAAAACACATAAAATCTATAAACCTTCTACTGTACCATTCTGCATTTGTTCTAGCCTTTTCTACTAAAAAATCTATTTCGTTTTTATCTACTGAAATTGAATTTTCTGATGTATGTTTAAATACACCACCTTGCTTTATCTGATATGCAGCAAATGGATAATAATTAGCCTGTGAATACCATATTAACATTGGCACAATATAATCGTCTAGGATTGTTTTCCATCTTGCATTAGCAGGATCATCAATATTTGGTATAGCTGCTGCCAAACCATTATAAAGATCTGTTCCCATTATCTGCTGAACATCTATTTCCTGCGCTATCTTTACGAACTGAATAAACTTGTCCGTAGAAACATTTCCATCTATAAGGGAGTTTCTAACAAGATCCGTTCTATTTATAAATAATTGTGTAGCCATCTGTCTTATTATTTTGAGGTTGGTAAAAATCCCTGATTAGGCATATTCTTAGGCTTAGTTCCAACTAATGGATCGTTTTTCTGAGGTCTAAATCCTTTTCTTATAGCTTCTGCTACACTAACTTTTGGTGCTAATGGACTATTAATATCTATCCCACCTGTTAAACCTTTTTTCATATACGTTTTACGCATCCAAAAATGATGGCAATTACCACCACCTTTGTAAAGCCAAATTGAGTAACCTTCTTGCTGTTTACCTTTAGGTGCCCATCCGTAATTTAAACTAACACTATTCATTTTTAATATATCTTCTTTTCGATATATTTTTTTAGCCTTTACCATTCTATCGCAAAAGTCTCTGCTATCTTCCTGAGTCGTTAAAGGTGCATATTGGTAACGGACTTTAAACTGTGTATCATTTACTACCTCATCCTGACTGCTTTTTGCATTTGGTATCGCAGTTCCTGTTCTAGCAAAATTCCATATTTTAGATAATAGACTTTGCTTTTTTGTGTTTAATTCTTTTATCTGATAATCTAAAGCATCTTCTGTTTCATAATCAACTTTTCGTTCGTCAATTAATTCCCATTCAGAAAGATCTTCATCCTCGCCAATAGATTCTAAAGTAACCTCTTCTAGCTTAACGCAATTAGGAACTTTTTTACCATTCTTAGTTTTCATACCTCTTTGCTCATAACCATCCCAACAAGGTGCTTTAAGCTCTTCGTGAGAAACACAAGGCATATAATATGTAACTCCTTCTACTTCGTGTTCGTGTGAACCACCACATCCCATCTCTTCTGCTACCTTCTCAGCTTCCTCTTTAGTTTCGTATGCCTGTTTTCCATCAATCATTTTAAGATTAAACTTTTGCATCTCAACTCCTGTTTCCTCTTCAATCGTTTCTTTATCTTGAATTGATTTGTCCACATCTGTAAATTCTAGTGGCTGTAAGGTTGTAAAGTATAGTTTTAAGCTGATATCGTTGTAAGCGAGTATTTTGTCAAAGGAGTCTATTAAAAGCTCCTGAAAAGGTCTTATAACTGTGTTATCCATTAATAAACTTGCAGTCTTTATTTCGTCTGCATTGTTTCCTAAACCTGATTGATCTTTTATTCCTAAAAGCATAGGACTAACGATCCTGTGAGCAACCATTATTTTCTTAGTTGATTCCTCGCTTAGAAATTGGTATTGGTTATGTGCATCTGATAACTGAACAGGTGTAATTTCTGCCTGACTTTCTTTATTGTCATTAAATGCTAAAATGAATTTACCTGCATTACTAGATCCACTAAATTTCTGTGCTATTTTTTGTTCTATTAATTGCCTCTCCTGTTGGTTAGGTGTTCCATTGTTAAAATTGATTAACATACTAGGACTTAACCCATTAAGTATATTATTCAAATGATAATTAGAAACTTCCTCTTCTAACTCTGCATACTGCAATCCACCTTGATAATCCACAGGTGAGTAGTAGTAAAATCCTGCCTTGTATGGTTGTATGTATAAAATCTCAATATTTTCCCTTGACAATCCAAAAGCAGGGATTCTTAAAGGAACATCACTTCTCTTTATGTTTGCCCAATCTTTGAAATAGTAATACGCAGGTACATCTCCATCTTCGTTGCATTTTTCTGCTCTTAAAGTTTCAACAGGAATATGCTCAATCTGTGCGATAGTTTTTCTATCCTTAGAGTAAATGATTTGTACTGCACATTGTCCCATTAATTTAAGATCGTAACAAAGTTTTCTTACTACATCTTTTTTGAACAATGAAACCATCTGTGCGTATTCACTTGGCTTTGAACTTGAATTAGTAGCGTTTAAACCTTTTCCGTAAATAGCCTGACTAATACCGTTTATTGCAGCATTGTTTGTAGGACTACCGTTGTACCTGTCAATTAGATATTGAAAGTAGTTGTTATCTGCTCCATATTCAATGTAGTCTTTTCCTGAGACTTCTTTTATTTCAGGACTCGTGTATGTACTCAAATTTACAAAACCAAACTCTGATGTTTTCGATTTTTTAATGAATTGTCCTTTGTCGTTTCTTAATCTTTTCATCTTACTTTATAAGTATTATCGTAACCATTATAAAATGTATATTGACCTTCGTTTAATTCGTAATATTGATTGTTGATTAACTGATCTAAATCCTGATCGGTGCAAAAAATTCTATCTCTGTAAATTACTTCCCCATCATCATCTACAATCTTTAGATCGTAAAAATGGTTTTCTACTAATATTGGGTTAAAGCTGTTTAAGAAAGTTAGATAATTACCCTCGTTCAACGCATTCGTTATATTGTAGGTAACTTCTACGTTCGTACTTTCATCTCTTACTAACATTGTAAATTCAGATACATAACTTCTAGGTATGATCGAAATTCCCTGATCTGTTGCTATGGTATTAAGTATAATCATTACTTATATAACGGAAAAAAAATACTAATTTGTAAAATGTACATAACAAAAAAAAGCACCCTTAAAAAAGGATGCCTGTTTTCAACTTTATAATATGAATTAAATACTAACTCTGTGGATCTATTTGTTCAGTTTGTGGGTTAAAAGAACCTGTTAAGAAATAAGGTGCAACCTCTTCCATTCCTTCAAATACCATTGTAAATCCTGAAAGATCTCCTGCAGCAGCTCCTGTAACAGTAGTACCACCTGTACATTCCATTCCGTTTTCATATCCACAAAGGAACATATTTCCGTAATAATCTTCAACTACAATATAAGGTCTAGCTTGAGCAAGAGTTTGTAGCTCGTGCTGAGTTTTAGCATCCAAATAAATTAGCGTTAAGTTCAAAGTTTGAGTATAAAAGGTAGTTCCGTTTTCTCTACTACTTGTAACAGTAGTTTCTAAACTTGAATTTCCTTTTACATCATATTGATACCATTTTGGTACAGGACTATTTGGATCGATAGTAGCCTCTTTTGTTATA